TATGATGGAACTCTTTTGGCCAAACTTAATCCTCCTGCTCCAGCTTCCGTCAATATTTATAATGCTGATGGTACGCTTACCGGAAACAGAACGGTAACCCAGGGGGCTAATACTCTAGCCTTTACAGGAACGGCAAATAATGCTTTTTCTGTAGACGGGAATACATTCTCTGTAGATGCATCCAATCACAGGGTTGGTATAGGAACAATAACTCCTAAAAACTATTTGCATATTTCAGAACCTGGCCAAACCAGTGGTATAACAATAAGTTATGTTAAAGGACAAACAATTACAGCAACCGGGGCTGGCAGTGATGCTTCCGGACCTGGTTTCTATTTTGAAAATCTAAGCAATACGGCTACTAACAAAGTATTTAAAATGAATTTCACCTCTAATGGCAATAATGATGGAATTCTTAACTTTGAAAGTGTTAGCGATGGTGCCAGTAACAGTTTACGCAAACTTATGAGTATAACAACCAAAGGAAATGTAGGGATTGGAACAGTAGTTCCATCAGCAGCTCTTGAAATCAATTCAAACACAAACAATATTTCCGGGTTAAAATTTTCTAGATTAAATTCTTCCACCCCTGTAGGAACTGGCCAGGCTATTGGAGTAGACAGCAGTGGAAATGTTATTACCCTGGCTACAGTTTCAAATGTTACTGCAGCTTTAGATGCTTCCACCAACAGCCAGGGAGGGCCTGTTACTCAATACTTTGACGTATACGATACAAGCTGGACTACCGTGCCCGGTACTTCTCAAACAATGACAATTCCGGACGGAGGGAAGGCTATCTTCACCAATTTTATGTTGGGAATTGACTACTTTAATGCTCCTCCGGGCTCCGGAGCTGCATATTATACTGCGAAACTTTTTGTAGATGGTGCAGAAACTAACGTCTTTATAACAACACAGGAACCAGGACCAGGAGGACTTCAGGCACAGTTTAGTTTGAGCACGGTAAAATTTCTTTCAGCCGGAAATCATACAGTTGATATCAGAATGAGAAGAACATACAATAATGGAAGTGCTTCCGGAGCCTACATGAGATGTGGGGTAATGTCAATGAGTATTAATTCCTCATTTATTAATTAAAATATAGCTCTAAGGAAGACCCTTTCAAATCATCTAAAAATTAAATTATCAAATAAATAGCCAGCAAAATAGCTGGCTATTCTCTATTTTTTATTTTCACCAATCACATTTTTATAGTTTATTCTTTAGAAACTAATATGGAAAATTATTTCAAGACTTTTCCGGTTTCCAGATTTCTGGTCAATAACAGTTCAAAAGCCTCCCCCATCTCATCAGAAGCTCTGCAGATGGCATTTTCAAGCATATTTCTAATCTGCTTTTCCGTAACTCCGGCTTCTGTCCAGCTTTTTCCTGAGGTATATGAATTCAGGATAAAAGGAATAATCCTGTCGATAGCACAGGCGAAAATAGCATCCGGTGTTTTTTCCTCTTCAAATTCTATCCATAAATTGAAAAACTCCGAACGTAATGGCTCGTCTAAGATTCCAAAAATCTTTTGGGCAGAAACTTTTTCTCTTTCAAACTTTCCGACCATTGCTTTTTCATCAAAAAGGAAAGTATCTCCTGCCTCAATTTCAACCAGATCATGGATAGAAAGCATTCTGATAACTCTCAGCAAATCAATGTCAGCACGGTTTTTTGCATAAGGATATAAAATCTGTGCAAGAATAACGATCTGCCATGAATGTTCTGCAGTATTCTCTCTTCTCGAATCATCTGCATTATAATTTCTTCTCTGTACATTTTTCAAAGCATCTACTGCCAGGATAAAATCAATCTCTTTCTGAATCTTCATTATGTTACTTATCTATTATATTGATTTGCCGGATACACCTTGTTTTTGGTCACCCATTTATTATTTATTTTTTCTTTGGTCATCACTTTTACACGGTCTTCATTGGTCATATCCTCTTCCCTCTCCAATACCTTTTCTAATCCCTTATTAGGAATTACTCTATATTCCGTAGTAAAAATCATGCAACATCCGGATTTTCCTGTGGCTACAAGACGTTTGCGCTTAGCATCTACCCCAAATAATCCAAAATAACTGGAACCGATTTCCGTAAGTTCCTCACTTTTTACAAAAGCCATTCTCGTACTATTGAATACATAGACATCATAGGATGCACTGCTGTAATTTCCTTTATTTCCATTTCTGACAGCGATATCTTCTGTTCCGTCAAAATTAAAGTCATCAATAATAAAAGGGCTTTCTTCATTGGTAAGCTGGATCATTTTTCCAGGTACCAATTTTTGACCCTCCTTTACATAAAATACAAGATCTTCGGAAGTTAAAGTCTGAACTTTAGTGTTCTTGTTGTCATATAATTCTATTGTTCCTTTGTCTTTACATTGCTCATCAAAGCAATTTTCACTATTGATGATGACATCATAATTCTTTGATGCATTTTTTACTTCAAACTGATATTGTCCAAAACATAAAGGGCCCAACAGAATACATGCAGATACACTTCTGTAATAATTCAAAATTTTCATAGTAATAGCAAATGGATTTAGGTGTTTTTTTATAAAATCTTACAACAAAAATACGAATCATAACCTCGACTTCAAAATATCTTTGCCATACAACAACAATGAATTTGATTCAAAACCGAGTATATACTATCACTCTTTTTTTAAGAAATTCTAAAGAAATATCCCTTTTATAATCGCGAAAACTAAACGTCCAAATATTTAAAACTAAATGTCCAAAAAAATGATCATATAGCGGCCTATAAATAGTTATTTTTGGCTTACAGAATAAAGCTGTAAATTTGGTAAAATTACTTAATATGATACGATTTATTGATTTAACAGGGCAAATCTATTTAGATGATAACGAAGGCTCTTTTGCATTTTATGATACAGTAAGAGATAAATTTTATGAATTTTCTGGCTGCCAACTTTGGGATACTATTGATGAGTTCAAAAATGACTATACAGGGGATCAAATTGAAAGATTTTTAAGCCTTATACCTTCTTCGTTTAGTAAATATGAATGGAAAGAAATAAAACTTTCAGTAGAAGGAAAAGAAATTGAATTTAAAGGTATAGAGTATCAAAAAAACAAAAAACTTAATAAAACAAAATAACAAATAGTATAAAAGCATCCTGCTGGGTGCTTTTTTTAGCTCTTTAAATACACTTTAAATTGTTTTTAAAGCAAACACCCCATTAAATCACAAAAGCCCCTAAAAGGGGCTAATTGTTAAAATAATCTTAACTATTAAAGTTAAAACCTCTTCAAATATAATAAAATATGATCACTTTACGGAAACCCGTAAGGTGATCTTTCAAATAGTCCGTATCTTTATAATGTTAAAATAATCATACAATTATTAATTAAAACCGAACCTCAATGAGATAATAGAGGGAAACTAAAATGAAAAATTTTGAAAAATTTTCAAAGGATTATCCAGACACCGCAAAAAATCTTATGGAAATGTCAAAAGAGGAAATTCTTGAACATTATGCCAGAGAAGTAGCAGACAAGGATGAATTAGCAGAATTCAAATATTATTATGAAGAAACTTCGAGAGATCTTGAAAGCATTATAAATTTTGGTATTCAATGGCTTAAGAAAAATAAACCACATGGCAAACATCATATTTACATTGACAGTAAAACTGGACATCTGGTTTATAGCAATATTGAAACCGAATTCATTCAAGAATAATAAATAATAAGCCCTCAAAAGAGGGCTTTATTTTTTACAAAGAATAAGGTTTCAATATTAAGCAAATAGACGGCGGAAAAAAGCAAACATTTTGACCGTCTCATCATCAAAACTTTTGAAATATTCATAAAAGTTATTTTGTAAAACGTAATTGCCTACAGCTGCATGCCCTGCATTGTTTAAATGGACATTATCACCAGAATTATATTCAGGTTTTAAAGATGTGCTATTACTCTGTTTTGTAACCGTATAAAAATCAAAATATACTTTGAAATTACTGGTGATATAATCAAAATAGGACTGCATTGATCTTACATTATTCGCATAAGGACAAACCGGAATGAATGTGATACGGTTAGCATTCATTACCTTACTAAATTTCACCACTGCATTTTTCCAGTTGTCGATTATTGTATCATTTGTCCCCATGGCATATATAACACGTATAGGCTTAATTATATTTAAGATCTCCGGGATCAACAAAAGAGCATCTGGACTTTTATCACCTGGGCCACAATCTCGCTCCCAGTTTGCAATAAATACCCATGATTGATTGTCAGAAGTAGCATTACTGCCCTGTGTGATAGAATCACCAACAACCAAAGTTCCTCCGGTTGTTTGGCTACTTTCTAATTTATAGCTGGAAATTTCAGTGACTTCAGAGGTTATTAATCTTAATTTGTGAATTGATATTGCAACATTACTTGCATTTAAACTTACAATTTGGTTAGTATTCAGGTTCTTAACTGAAAATGTTAATAAACGTCCATTTTTTAATAAAGAAAATTCTAAAATATCCCCATTATTGTACGTTAGTACCTCTGAAGAAGTATTTGTAGTATTGTCATATGAAAAGTGACTACAAAGTTTATTTTGACTATTTATATAAAAATCACCAGTGAAATTGCCGGCAGTATTATAAATAAAAAGTTTTAATGTTTTTTTATTACTCACAATGGTTTTCTTCCATAGCCAAAGCCCCGAAACATAATTGAATTGCAAATATTTTGTAGTATCAGCCGGACCAATTAATTTATTATTATTTACACTCCATCCAGCATTGACATCTGTTCCAGATAAATCAGTAAATTCTTGATAATTTAAAATTGTTCCAATTTCCATAATCTATAATATTTCTAATAAAGTAAAATTACTTGTATTTCCTGTAATTAGTTTTGTAGGTTTTATCGAAGTAGTTTTAAATCTAGCCCCTATTACACTAGTATTATTTATTTCATAAATAGTATTAGGCTGCCATTCTGCCTCTAATATAGCAAAATTTGCCCAACGACCAGTAGCCCCTGTCCCAACTTTCGTAAAATTACATCCAACATATTTATTACCTTGATAATCGAAATATCCTACATTAAACACACAATCATCCGTTGCTATCGTGCGATTAGGAAATTGAAACCATTCAAACCATGTATTTATTTCAGCTCCACCCGCAACATTTACTTTGTATTTTGGAAGAGGGATTTCAGGATCTACTTCAGACATATTTATCACTATTGCAAGTGGTTTTAAATTTGCTGAAATCGGCTTGGTAAATAAAACAGATATTGGCTTTGTATAATCAATATCACTTTGAATATGAGTAGCAAAACTACTACTGAAATTTATTGAATATCCGTTAGGGATAATTTCGTGAACCTGAATCGAATTTAAAATGGCATTAAGACCATTATAAGAATAATTCAAATCTGAAGACAAAGTGATCTTTGAAATTGATTTTTGAAATTCAAATTTAATTATATTAGAAAAAGGAATTACACTAAAATTATCTGATATAGGTTTCAAAGACTTTTTTGCAACCCCATTGGTCATTAGGATTTGTACAAAATTATTTTTTAAATCATCGATTGTAACTTGTATTGGCTGTGGCGTTGGGGAACTAGCATCCTTAAAATTAATGTATGTTCCAATCGTGTTAACGTCCCATTTTTCATACAATCCATTGGGATAATTTGCAGGATCGTAAGCTGTAGGAAACGAATTAGGGAAAGCCTCACCCTTAATACCAGAAACAGAAGAGGAAACAGCATCATTAAATGCTGTCAAAATAGAATCCTGAACAGAATTATCCAGTTTACCGTCTAAAGCGTTTTGAAGGCTTTTAACAGCACTAATATCAATCAGCTCGTCTTTATGCCAGTATGAGTCCATCCAATTGTAGAATGCTTCCTGTTTTGGCTTTAAACCTTTAGAAAACAAAGCTTTTAAGTTTATTTTTGATATTTTCATGATTAATTTTTAAATATGATATAATCAACTGTAAGGTTTTGAATATCCAACGACAGCTCTCTCGCTGACAATTGAAACCCCGTGGTTGTTTTATTCGAGATCGTAAAAATAACATCGTTATTTGCTATATAGCTGCCACTATAATTAACTGAAGTGAAAACTTTATAAGAGTTTGTTTCTAAAGGATTAGTAAACGTTATTTGGTAAAGATCGTCCCCTCCAGTGTTGGAACCATTAACGTTATTGATTAATTGAACCGTATAATCGACTCCGGTATATGACCATCCTACAGGTTTACCATTGATATCCCCTATAAACACTTCTCCTTTTCTTAAAAAACCGAGAGCATTAGTAAAAGCATCTATTTTGTTATTTAAAGCTGTAGATAGATCTGTTATCACTTGTGGGATATCGATCAATACGGGAACTCTTTTAAACTGACTCCATTGATATGCCCCAGCAGAAAAACCAAAAGTCGCATATCTATTTTTTTGAAAAGGCTTAATACTACCATCTTCAAATTGAACAGATGTAAGGTCTTCTTTTACAATGACTGTATCTTGCTTAACTGCTCCTTTAAATTCTAATATTTCGCCACCAATCATCACGGTTCCATCTGTTACAGTATTTCCTAGAATCTCACAGCCTGATAGAATAGCTTTATCACCAGCCATCCTTGCCAATCCTGTATAAATTGAATATGCATCCTGAAGCTCAGACAATCTTTCTGTAACGAGTTTGAGCCCTCCTGTTTGATTATGATCAAATGTTTTCATCTACTACTATTTTAAATCGTTTTCCAGCCAACTTATAAAAGTTAACCAATGATATTATTTCTGTTTGATAATTTTGTAACTCACCTGGTATGATCACAATAAAGTCAATACCGTTACCCTCTGTCTCAGAGTTGGTGTAGATTACTATTTCGCCTAAGTATTTAGGCTTCTGTTCAGCATCTGTGTATATATATTGGGGCTTCTTTAGAATCCCATCAACAATCTTTATACGGCGTTCATAATCGAAAGTATCGTTAAGTATCTTACGAAGCTTACAAACCTGCGAATTATGGGAAACCTTTTTTATTGACTGGTTTCTATCAGTAATCATCAAGTTATTAATATCAACAATTTCTGAAGCTGCCAACGATAAAAAAGAACCTAGACGGGTAGTTCTTAAAAACGTCGGTAAGAGTTGTAAAACTAAATTCTGAGCATTAAGATTATACCACATATTCGATATTGCTATTTTCAAAATCTATTTCAAAATATCCACTTACTGGTATTTTTGAAATCTCTATATTTTCCAAGTTCCCATAATTACCTACAATAGGATCAATCCACGATGTTTTAGCAGCAATTAAATGGGGATTAATTATCCCGTCAATAGCCTGTAGCCTATCAACAAGTTTATTAAGGATCAGCTCGCCGTTAAACGGTAATTCTTTCATGAATTTCTGTAAAACTTCCTTAACTGGTTCGTTCCCGTTAATGATTGACACTCCATTAGAGTCAATAACATTAGGGTCACGTTTTATTTTTAAAAACAACTGAAGTTTATCAGGTAAAAAATTAATGACCGTGGTTTGCACCCCTGCATCTCTTATTTCTGATATATAATATTCAAATGCTGCTTTCTCATCATCTGTAATAGGTTGTAAAACACCTCCCGTTTCAGTTGCTATTTTTATAATCAATCTACTTTCGTCGACACTCTCAGTTACAGCAGCATATTTAATAATCTTTGAAGCTTCGATCTGATCATCGCTGAAACCGTCATTATTAAATTGATCATCATCGATTATCAAAGAAAACCCATACTGAAATTGAAGGGCTTTATTTCTATATCTTTTCGCAGTGTGAGGCTTATCCTCTTCAATGATAAGAGCTATCTCTTTTTTGTACTGGTCAAAAATCTGCTCATGTACATAGATACCAAATGCAAAAACCCACAAAATAAGCTTCCAAACTGCTACTCTCGAATTTGAATCTAACCCATCTAATGCAGGATAGGTTGCTTTTTTTTCTAAAAGAGAGCTATATATTTCGTCTAATGTTCTCATTCTACTTTAAATTCATTTTCAACCTCCCAATATCCAATACCTTCTAACGGGTTAATTACTATTAAGTCCGATAACAAGCTGGTTGCAGGTTGAATTTTTCTTAATTGATAATAATTGAATACTTCTTTATTTTTGTTAACTTCAATAATCCCTGATATCCCCAAAGTTATACCCGGCTTAAGATCACTTGACACCGACATATTATTTAAATAAGCTATATCAAAGGCGTTTAAAGCACTTCCCGTGTGTTGGATAGCGATATCTAAAAAAGATTGATTTTGGAGGACATTTATTGACATTATTCTATTTTTCCGTTAAGCTGTTTGTATTTTTTCAATTCTTCTGTAAGCATTTCGACTTTTCGTTCCAATTCAAGAATTTTTTCGGTGGCTTCAGTAAATTTTTTGATTACCTCTTGTTTTTCGATTTCCGACTTACGGAGACTTTCTATAGCAACATCTAAACGCTTTCCTAAGCCATCAGCTAGATTATTATAATATTCTAAAAGCTCTTTAGCATTTTCAATTTGTGAAGATTCAGCATCTGCCTTAGCTTTATCCCTTCCAAAAAACCATCCACCAAAACCAGTGGCTAATGCTGCTAATAATGCTCCAATGTTATCTATTATTATTTGTTTCATTGTTATTGGTATATAGCATCTATATTAATTTCGAGGTCTTGACCCACTTTAAGGCTCCTTATAGTCATTCCGTCTTTTATAAACTCTTGGCGTATCTCTCGGGCGAAATCATCAACTCTATGGCTCTCTAAATACCTACGAGAACCAATTCCGATCGTAGGATCAGCTTTAAACTGTCCCTTATCACCAAAGAGTAAAATTTTTTGATGTTGGTAAGTACTTTCCCCGATTACAAAATCACCATCCTTTATAGTCATTTCGAAATTTTCATCTAATAGTAAATCGTTAGGCATATTATGTTATATTTCCGGTTCCGGTTCCAGCCTGACTGGTCGCTGTTCCGCTTGTTGTTACGTTAACTTTTACGTCTCCTGTTCTTATAAATTTATCAATGGCATCCGCTAACTTTTGCGCTAATCTCTCCCGGGATGCTGTAGGATTTTCGGTCGCTTGAGATTCAAAATTGAATATCTCCATCAGATCAATAATAAATGCTGCTTTTCCTGTTGTTAAACTCATTTTAAAAGCTGTTTAAAATCGTTTTTAATACTTGTAAATTCCTGATCTAAAACCAATTTGATAGTTACTCCCGAATTAGTTTGATATCCCCTTTCAAGAACTGTAAAAAGTCGTTGCATTAAGTTTAGGAGATTTTGATCATTAGCCTGTACCAGTATTTTGTCTGTCAGTTCTAATTTAGTATCACCTACATTCCATAGAAACTTATCTACTTCATCACAGGCAATAACCATCCAATCGTCATCATCTTCAACCCTAACCGCAAGAACATAAGTTCCTATTTTAGGTAATTGCAGAAAGCTTGTATTATCAGATAATATCGGTTTTAAACGAACCTCTAAATATTCCTGGTCATCTTCATCAATAAGAGTACAGAGCCCGTTTGCCTCATCAACACTTTTAACCCTAGCAATATTACTCGATGCAGGGGCAAATCTTCCCGCTATCTCTTCAAATCCCTGTCTAAGCTGTTCCGGTGTTGCCATTCCAAATAAATCCTAAATTAACTGTTTGTCTCCCGCCACTCATTCCAAATTCCCCGGAAACGGATTCTATAAAATAGTTTCCTGATTTGTCCGGATACATTCCGCCATCAACTTCTAAAACCATCCCTTTATTAACATAAGGCACTAAAAAAAGTTGTAAACTTCCCTCATAACCTCTATAATTTTCTTTGAGCTGGAGTCTATTGACAATTTCTTGTACATAGTTTGCAGGAATACCAGCTTTTATTTTTATTTCCTTTTCGTTGTCATACTTTTTTGTGATCCTATTTAGAGCACGCTCTTGACGTTCTTTTTCTTTTTGTTTTCGTTCCGCTTCTTTTTCAGCTTCAGTAAGCTTTAGTTTACTTTTAGTTTTGGTGACTTCGCCCTTTTTATCTTTCTCACGAACAACGATTTTCATCGATACAGCTTCTTTGCGCTTTTGAAAATCATCATCTTTAACCGTGTTCCATCCGATTTTAACTTTTGCATGTTTTTGAACTTTACCAAACAGGGTTCCTACGTAGAGTTCATTAAAATTAAAATAGACGGCTAACTGACATTCTTTTTTCAAATATTCAAGAACCTGAATTCCTGTAGCATTTTTAAAACGGACATTTTTTAAAGGAACATCAGGCATTTCAGGTGATAACACTATGTCGGTTCCTTCTGTGACATCCTGCAAAAGCTTTTTAACGGTAACATTTGCGTACGTTCCATTAAAAATAACTTTGTATAATTGATAGCCGTACCCCTCACATTCGAGCTCCACCGGGATTCCAAGTTTTACATTTCTTATAAATCCCTCAAAACGTTTTTCATTATTGTTATTATAACCTAATGAAACACTGACTTTGTCACCCTCTTTAAATTGGTAAACCTTATTTCTATTAGGGTTTAATAGGTCTATTTCCTGAGTTTGAGTTCCTGCTGGGTTAACCAAATAAACTGCCCGTGGTAACGTAATATTACAAGAGTCTATAAAGCTTCCTACATCGGTTTTCCAAGCCACTTTATTAACTTGAACCTTTTCAAAACCGCCTATTATAACATTGCTTGTTAAATAAAATGCCATTACAAAAATTCTAAATCTGTTATAAAATCACTTTTGCAAGTCAGAGTAAACGGTCTTATCCAATGATTTTGCCCCTGCACTTCCGGGAATTCCAAATCCGAAATAACAATTCTACATGTTTCATTTAAGAACAATTCGGGATATCCGCCGTGAAGGGTTTTCTCCTGAGTACTTTCTTTTAAGGCTACAAGATTTAAGATGTCCTCTTCCGGAACCGTCCTGTTTTTTCCAACCAAAAAACCACGAATGGTGAACTTGTAATCATCAATATTGACAATCTCGTTAACTGTTCCTTTTCTTTCTATAACCGCTGTACTTACAATTGTACTAACAAGGTTTACAGAAACAGTACATATATCGATTGTCAAACTAATAGGTTCAAGACTATTACCAACGATCTTTGAACCACGTAATTCTATAGGAAACCAAATATCCTGACCATATAAACCGCTCTTATTAAAAGGTTGCCCGGTTTTATCGCTATAATGGATCGTTCCTTTTGGCCGTTCATTCTTTGGGATTCCTGAGAATTGAACATCGAGATTTAAAGGTTTAGGAGCATCAATATGATATGAATGACGTCCAAAAACTTCACCGTACAATTTGTATAAATTAATAACATTTGCTGTAGTTGCTGCCATTACATATTTTTTCCTCCGTTATATAAAACTCTTCCCATCAGCTCCATTAATATTTTCTCAATCTCCTGTGAGCTCTCTGTCATATTCATTGTAGTAAACTGGATGTTATCAAAGAACTTCCCTAAATTGATCGTAATATATTTAGTTCCACCACCCGCGATAACGTCTCCCGTTTCCTTAGATTTTTTTTTGTTCTTTTCTTTTTCATCACCTGAAGCAGCGCCAACATTTTTAAACCTTGTTAAGTCTGGGAAGTATGGTTTATCTTTTGGTTCGTCAGGACTTTCCGTTTTCTTCTTTACTTCTACCGTCAATGGCTTATCAGATGATAGCCCCATTATACTTTTAATAGTAGTATAAACAAGCTCTAAACTATCTAAGAAAGGGCGCAATATTTTATCCCAAATCCAAAATATTTTATCTCCTATCCATCCTAATACCTCAAAAATACTGGTCATTACAAAAGCTATCCCTTTGAAAATATCCAGCATCAATTCACTTTTTGAAAACCAATCGATTACTCCTTCGACTGTTTTCCATATAGATGTACCAATAACTTTTAATACTCGCCAAACAACCTGATAATATTCCATAAGCACACTAACGTAACTCATCCAGTTACTGGTTCCATTTCCCAAATTCAAAACAAAATCAATAGCTTTTCCAAGCCCGTTAGATATCATATCAATGTAAGGGGCTGCCTGTGCTAATAATGGCTGAACCATTTCGGAAGCTCTTATTGCTAAATCAAGAACTTTAATCATTATCGGGGCAAATGCATCACCAATATCAGTAAGAGCATTAGTCGCCCTATCTTTTACGGACTCCCATTTTCCAGCCCTCGTCTGATTCATTTTTTCTAGTGCTCCGGCATACTGTCCACCTTCCCCTCTAGCCATTGCAAGTGACTTAGCTAATAAATCGTAGGTGACATCCATATTTTTAACCTCTTCTGTAGATTTACCAGTAGCTTTAGCTAACAAGCCGTAAATATTGATCCCAGCATAACCAAACTGCTTAATATCGGCGGCTGATGCCTTTCCAAGAGATTTAATTTGCTGCATATTAATAGCCATCCTTTGAAGCTCATCATTTCCACCTCCAGTAGCCGAAATAGCGTTAGCAAGGTTCATAATATCTTCCCTCGCATTTTCAGCGTTACCATCAACACTGACTAAGGCACGATTTGCTTTTAAAAGCGTTCCAGTGTCATAAGATGAAATTTCAGCATCATGACGAATGTTTTTGTAATCTTTAATCGCTCCTTTCTCACCCAAAAAAGTTGCTAAACCGACAATATCTTTTTCCTTTTGCATAGAGCCGGATATCGCCTGACCTATGCCACTTTTAACAGCATCTAAAAAGGCAGATGCTATATTAGCTCCTATATTTCCTAACATGGAACCAATAGCCATCCCGCCAATTCCCATTCCGCCACCTCCGGAGCTCATAGACCCACCAGAACTTAAATTTCCCGGATGTCTTGCTGCTTGCTGTTGTAATAAAGCCAACTGTCTACGAGCTGCATTTATTTGACTTGGAATAGTGGAATTACTTATTGTGCTTTGAACGGCTTGAATTTGTCTTTGAAGACTGTTGAAGCTTTGCCCTAAAACCTGATTTCTTTGAGAGACCCTGTTTGCATATTGAGCCATCCTATTGAATGCATTTTGAGAGGTGGAGCTTAAACGGTTTAAGCCCCCACTCATCAAATCTTTCATTCTAACGACAAACTCTACAATATTACTCACAATTACATTTTATTTTTTTGCTGCTCCTCCCAAATTTTTAGGGCAATTCCGGTACGATAGAAAAACTTTTCTTCACCCCATTCTTTAAGGGCATTTGTACCAAATTGCATAGAACCGAAAACAATCAAAAACTCAGTCCCAGAATCTCTTTTTTCAAAATCTTTTTTCCCCCTTTCACTAAGCACGAAAAAACTCGCCCTTCTTACCTTCTAAAATGTTATTGATTTGAAGGAATACAGCGATAAACATATCTTCGTCTTCGATAAGCTCGTAATCTCCTTCTAACCATAACTGTTCTACAATTAATGCAACTGCTTTTGACATTCCATTGGTTCCAATCGCAGTTAAATAATCACCTAAATCTTCAGCCGTTGGAGGACGTAATACAGCTAACTTATCATCTACTTTCAGATAAATAAGGTCTCGACCACCATAAGCATTTTTTAACTCTGTGAGCTTTTCTACTGTAAATCTTTCAGTAAAAGGTGTAAGGTCTTTAACTTCTGTCCTTTTAGCTTTTGATTCTTTTTCAACTTCAGCAGCTTTTCTTTTTGCAAAAACAGATTGTAATTTTTCATTTTCAGAGTCTTTAGACTCGATTGTGTTAATGGATTGTTTCATTTTTGTATTATTTTTAATTGATTAATGTAATTGTTGGCGACTCATCGCTATATATGGCAGGGTAATTTCTCGGTTCTTTGCTCCCTGATCCATTGATACCCCATCTTCAGTAAACTGTACACCTGTTGTGACATAAGTTTTCAACTTATCAGTAAGTCGACGTTTAAAGGATATCATGATTATAATAGCTTCATGTGGAACCTCTGTGATATCATCATATCCGGCATCCTGTGCTGCTTTGTTCATTGCATCAGCTTCAAAGCCTAATATTTTGATATTTCCATCGTAAGTAATATTTCCTTTTGTAATATCTAGTGGCTCAGAACCAGCCCCGTGAAGATGTGATGCATCTACCGATTTTTTGCTCTCAAACCCCCTTAGACCTTTGAGAACTCGATTAAGTATTTTAACTTCAAAATGAGACCAGGCACACTCTGATGATGTAATATTGATATTCATTTTTTAAATTGTTTTAGTGAGACCAAGATTTAATATGATCCATGTTAAATAACCTCGAGGCTGTATTTTCACCTGTATTCCTAGAGTATTGGTACTAATAAGATCCTGATCAACCGGAATTAAAACATCAGCATTACTGATCTGTTCTTGCATCTGTAAAAGGAGTTGAGATTTAATATTTTGCTCAAGGTATGCAGCGTCAGCATCATTAATTTTTCCATCCTTTGTAATTCTTACAGATGTTTCTAAAAACGGGGTTGCGCTTGATGTTGAAATTCTCTGAGCTTTATCCATCAATCGACCAAGAACCAAGATTTTAAAATCATCGTTTCCAGCCATTTTATCAACACTGAAAAAATAACCTGAAACCCCTTCCCGAGTGTGATAATGGATATATCCGGCATTTGTGAAATTATTAAGCTCTACAGGGTCAAATTCATCAACAGGTTTTGCTCCGATAAATGCACTTGTAACGCTTAATACTCCGTTCATCCCGTCTCCTAATTTGACATGAGCCGGATACTTGACCGCGCGTCCTAAAGCTACTCCTATAGATGCTGATTTGTCGGGTTTTGTACCTCCAAGAACAACACCACAATAGGTATTTTCAGATGAAGTGGGCTGATCAATGGGGATCACAGTAGCATCATTAACCCTACCTTCAATAAGAATCCTAACGGGTCTGTTGATTGACTGTTGATATTTAGCCAATACTTTTGCAGTGATTAATGCTTTTGGGACGTCCTGATCTAAAAAACCAGTTCCAGCATTGTAAGAAACTGCCGGATTACGACAAACTCCCACCATGTTCACACGACCTTTAGAAACGGCAAGCAGCTTTTTTAAACCGTTAGCATTGGTAGAAGTACAAATACTTTCCATACTCATAGTATCTTCCACACCTAAAATCCATAATTCTTGACTTCCTCCCAGCTCATTGTAGAACTCCAAAATATGACGGTATAAGAAAGGTTCTGCTAATTCAGTATAACCTTTTTCTACTGCATCTGCAAGAGAATAAACAGTTACTACTTTTCCGATATTGCCGACTACTTTTGCCGTTCCTACAATTCCTGCAACGCCATCAGTTACGAGCACTTGACGTTGCAAATTGCCATTAGTTACATTTGCAATAACATTAGGCGTTCCAGTTCCTTGCGCCATGTTTTATGAATTAAGGGTTTCTTTAAATTTTGTAAGAGCTTCAATCAAAGTCGGAGCTTTTTGGTTTTCCGCTTCCACTTCAAAGAATTTTGCCAATGATTTCAATTCATTGTAATCCAGCTTTTCAAGGTCAGCCTCTTTTAGTAGGATTGTGTTTTTTAAAATATCTGCATCAGAGGCGTCCCCGCCTTCAGAATCAGTATCAATTTTTTGCTCTTTTTCAAGAACCTTTCTGTTGTAAGATTCTATTTCCTGATCATCCAAAGTCCCTGCAAAACCTTGCGCACTTCCTTTAGTATGGAAAACTCTTCCATCAGAGGTAATATGACACTCATCACTTACCGTGTGGCGCTCAAAATAGTCCTGAGCTGCTTCTTTAAATTTTTTCATTTTTATAGAAATTAAATAGTTATTAAATGGTGTTTAAACAATCCTTTTCCAGCGTAGGATTAAAAGGAGAACTCCAAGGGAAATAATTCCTAAAAAGATTCTTCCGAGCCATATTTGTAACTTTTGAAACCAAGTGAGGGGCTTTTCCACTTCTACTGGTACATCTACGTAAATTGGTGTTTGCTCGTGTTCTTTAATATAGGTTTCTTCCCATTGTTTATGGAGTTCTTCTATGTTTTTATAACAATCAACATTCAGTTTGTTTCCTGATATTGTCGCTTTAGGTTTTTGAAGAGTTCGCCCTGGTTTAGTATTTAACTTTGTTTGCGGGGTTTCTCTTATTACGGGTTTTCCGTTTATACAATCGATGTACGCTTCATAATAAGAACTGTCTGCCTCTACTTTATAAATTGTATCTCTGATTGTTTGTATAATTTCTTTTGTATTTTCAATGACCATCGGGGGAAGAGGTTTCCTTACTGAGCAGGAAACCACCATCCCAATGGCTAAGATTAAAATGAAACAGAAGAATAGTTTTTTCATAGTTGGGTGTTATTTTTTGAAATACAGATCAGCTTCCGATTTTCTTCGGTTAACCAATCCTTTAATAACTTGTTTTTTCCCATTAACAGTGCCTTTATTCCATTTTGCAAATTCATTGCTAATGGTAAGGTCGTTTGGATTCTTATTAACCTTTTTTAATAAGGTTGAGCCATTAAATCCAGTGATGCCAACATTGTAACAAAAGGATACTAAGGCGTTAAATTGATTCTGATTAATATTGCTTGTTACCTTTGCGTTAACATTAGTAACATATTTTTTAAGTGTATTTTGAAAAAGTTGTTTTTCTCTTTCAGGAGTAATTACATCACCTTTTTTTACTTTGGTTCCGTTTTCATATTCCGTAACCCCTCTTCCGATAGTCCACACTTTTACACTATCTAAATAGGCCGTATAGCGAATGCTTTCACCTTCAGTTAAGAACTTCTGACCAGAAAGGTCCAGCATTTTATCAGCTTCCCATGAAGCGATATTTAAAGCATTTAAATTGAATTGAAAATTTGCCATGAGATTAAAAAAAACTGCCTACCAATGCAGGCAGTTTTATCTTATTTTATCTGTTAATTTTATTATGCGGTTGCAGCTTGATTGATGGTAAGAACTCCTTTCCAATCTTCTCTACGGCATCTACCACCAGTTTTAATTAATCCTGAATGGATATCACCGTAATAAAGTGGGTTACCCATATCTTGGAATAACTCGGTATCACCAGTAGATTTAGCTACGCTGTCTTTCTGCCATAGTAAACAACTTAGATTTGAGGTTGCTTCCAACGCTTCGCCCGGTAAAATTGGTTGGTTTGTAGTAGGATTGAATGCTAAAACAGAACTTCTTTCTAAGAAGGTAAAGCCAGCAAAGCTACCAACAACACCGTTTTTCAAATCCACTGACCCCTGAAAAGCTGCCATTTGATTTTGTGACAATGAGTCAATAAATTCCTGTAGCATATTACTTTCAAGCATTGCATAGCGATCCGATTTCACAACATTATCCTTATTCATGACAGCCTGTGCAGTCTGAAATTGCTTATAATGAAGAGCTTTTCTTTGTCCGGTTTGACCATCAACTAAATTAACTTCTGTTGCAGCACCTGTGGTTTTTAACTGATTCTTAACAGGGATATAGTCAACTGTAGAACCGCCACCAACTGCAGGTTTAAAACCTCTTACCCAATTGTATAGCATATCATCACCTACTGTTTCAGATAATGTATTTGTATGATCTCCCAAAACAGAATCCGTTTTAGCATAGGAAATTTCCATTCCTTCTGTCCACGTGATTAGGGTAGGATCAGTTGAATATACATCTAATGCATAGAAAATGGCTGTATCTCCCCTTTGGACAGCTACTGCTGGAAGAGAGGGTCTATTTTTTACTACATTGGGTTTTGCTCCAGCTTGTGGAATATAGACAATTGCACCCCCTTTTACGAATTTAGATTCATCAACGCATAACGCTAAGTGTGGATTTGTCTTGAATAATTTTTCAACAATGTATGATACCCACAATTCCTGTGGTACTTTTGCATTTTGTGCCATATTTTAGTCTTTTAGATTAGGGAATTTTTCGTCCTTTAACTTAGTGTATAAGTCAGGAAACTGTTTTCTTACGCTTTCCAACTGGTCAGAACTGTAAAGATCATCCCAAGTTTTACCAGCATATTTTTCCAGCTCTTTATCGTTTTTGTGTTCTTCAGTAACAGAAACCTGAGCGGGTGTAGCATCGATAAGGTCTTTTAATCCTTGGGGATTTTCAGCAAAAGAAACAGATAATTGTTTAGCCATTTCATTTGTGAGCTTTTTAGCGGTCTTACCTTTATCGATAAGGTCTTCAACTTCCTTTTTTACGGATTCAGTTTTTAAGTCTTTCAACTCCGTTTCTTTTTTGTCTAAATCAGTTTTATAACCATCTGATTTATTGGCCTTATCTACAAGGTTGTTGATAGCAGTCAAAACCTCAGTTTCGTCTCCATCTTTCAAATTGAGTGCTGTCAGAATTTTTGCAGCATCTAAAGTATTGTTACTCATAGTATTTTTGATTGTAAAATTTTCAAGGTCAGATAAGTTTAACTCATTATTATCCTTATCGTAAAGGCTTGTTAATGCACTATAATTACCGGGGATATCTACCAAAGATATTTCTCTAGGAAACCATTTTGTCACAGTCGGTCTTTCCTGACCTTCTAACATCAAAGTTTTATCATTAGATGCATTTAAAACTGTAATTTTACCTACTGAAGCAGCATTTAAAAAACCTGTTTCAATTTCATCGGCTGTTCTTTCCCCACGTGGATGTGAAAGATTAATACAGGGCTTTGCATATACTTTATCGCCTTCGGTTCTGAAATCCTCCCATCTGACAAGTACACCCATTTCACGTGGGAATTCTTCGGTACCATGCAAATAATATCCGATTGGGTTCTTTTTAACCTCATTAAGCTGTAAGCCTTCTGTTAAGCATCTATACTTATAGACATTAACAGAATTATCTGTTAAACAGAACTCTTTATCAATCTTTTTAAACTTATCACTCATAGGCTTTATAAAAATGTGTTTTGATTTCTGGTACAAAGATTTTGCTTTTTCGCTGGTTACCGAAATAGCTGTGCAAGGATTGCACAACTATTTTAAAATCAGTCCTTTTAGCTACAATTTTGTATCGAGAAATACTATAAAATGGCTACAAGCAAGACACAACAACGGGAACACGCAAGACTTCTATATGTAGGTGAAAGAATCACTTTAAAAGAGGTGGCGGAGCGTGTGGGCGTTACTGAAAAGACAGTCGGCAGATGGTGCAAGGAAGACGGATGGGAAGAGCTGCGCAAAAGTCTACTTACTACCCGGCAAACACAGTTAGCAAGATGGTATAGCCAACTAGATGCAATTACCAGCAAGATTGAAAAAAGGGACAATATTCCAACTACTGCTGAAGCTGATACCATGAGTAAGATAACAGCTAATATTCAAAGATTGGAAGTTGAAATCGGAATCGGTGAAATTGTCGAGACCGGAAAGAAAGTAATCACATTCATTCAGCAAATCAACCTCGATGATGCAAAAATGTTTAAGGGATACTTTAACGAGTATATAAATAATAGGGTAAGAAATGGCTAAAAGGAAAAAGACCGATAAAGAGTGGTTATCGGACTGGAAAGAGTTTGGCGATAATATCGACAATGCTACCCCGATAGACCTTAAAGAATCAGCAGTAGATAAACTGAAGAGGATAAAATGGTTGGAAGCTGATGACGAAAGATGGTTTAAATATCATTTCCCTAATTTCTATAGTTCCGAGCCTGCCGACTTTCATATTATTTCTACTGCCAAAATAATGAATGTTGCGGAATATTATTTAGTTCGTTCATGGGCTCGTGAGCTTTCAAAAACTGGACGAACAATGATGGAGATTTTAAAGCTTGCTCTAACTGGAAAGAAAAGAAATATTCTATTAGTCTCAAATTCATATGACAATGCAGAAAGGCTTTTAATGCCTTATATGATCATTCTTGAAAGAAATAATAGGATTATTAATGATTACGGAGCACAAAAGAAAATCGGATCGTGGGAGGCTGGTGAATTTACTACCCGAAAAGGTGTTGCGTTTCGTGCATTGGGTGCCGGACAATCTCCAAGAGGAACCCGAAACAATGAAATCCGTCCTGATGTTATTTTGATTGATGATATAGACACTGACGAAGATTGTAGAAATCCTGAAATTATTGAAAAACGTGTCAAATGGATAGAGGAGGCACTTATTCCGACGCGATCTATTTCGAATGGGCTTCTGCTTATTGGCTGTGGAAATATTATTGCAGATTATTGCTGCATTACGGAAATGGGAGCAAAAGCTGATTCGTGGGAGGTTGTCAATATTCGTGATGAAAATGGGAAGTCTACATGGCCTCAGAAAAACACTGAAAAGCTTATTGATACAGCATTACGAACTATGAGCTATGAATCCATTCAAAAGGAATATTACAACAATCCAATGGATGGAGGAAAAGTATTTAAAAACCTCCTTGACAAAGCCCCTTTTAAGCTTAAAGAATGTGACTATGTTATTATTTATGCCGACCCCGCAACCAGTAACAGCGAAAGCAAAAAATCATCGGGTAAAGGAATTGGGATAATCGCAAATAAAGGACTAGAATATCAGGTATATAAGGCATGGTTAGACCAAATAACGAATGCAAAATTTATAGATTTTCTTTTTGAAGCCTACATCATCTGTAAAAATGCAGGTGTTGAGGTTATCTATGTTTATATCGAAAACAACACACTACAAAATCCCTTTTATGAGCAGGTTCTTTTACCTCTGATATATCAGAAATCAAACCAGTTAAACATCATTTTACCTATACGTCCGGACGAAAGGAAAAAGCCTGAAAAATGGACTCGTATTGAAGGAAAGCTGGAACCTTTAGTAAGACTTGAAAAATTGACATTTAATGAAAAGGAAAGCAACAACCCTCACATGATCAGACTAAAAGCACAATTCAAAAATGCAAATTCAAAAGCCAAAGCTTTAGATGGTCCCGATTTCGTAGAAGGTGGGGTTTCAATAATTGACGAAAAAAGAGCTTCTGAAGCTTTAGGCTCTGTAGAAATGTACGAACGTAAACCAAGCCGTCACAGGCTGTAATATAAAACACTATGAGTTTAATAACACCTAACGACTTAACAACAGAACTATATCCCGAGGTTATTGCAGAAATTACAAGAACCTCAGAACAGGAGCAGAAAGATCAAATTCAGGCTGCTGAAGATTTCGCCAAAGGATTTCTGTTTAAATATGATTTAAAAGCCCTTTTTGGCACTTCAAATACACAACCAATTGTCAACGATGAAAGTTTAAAAAAGTGTATCAAAATAATGGCTGCTTACTTTTTAGTAAGAAAGGCAAACCCCAGTGTCAATTTTGAAATATTCAGAAATGATTTTATGATCATGATTGGAACAAAGGAAGAGCCCGGCTGGTTGTATGAAATAAGAAATGGTGCAATTAACCCGGATTGGCCTTACAAAAAAGATGATCCCGAAACACCGGAAGATGAAAGCAAACAAAACAATGATGTTTACTGGACATCTACCAAACAAAGAGTAAACCGATTTTAAAGATGAAAAGAACTAAAGTAAAAGCTCCCGAACCTCAAACGGCTGCACCTGCATATCTAATCCACGATTTAACACTGGTTGCACCTGACAGGAATAGAAAAGACATTCAATCCCTTAAACAGGCTGTAACAAGTGCTGAATTAATTCATTTTCCTAACAGGACATTATTATATGACCTGTACCATGATATCTATACAATGGATGGATATCTATCCGGGATTATCGATAAAAGAATTGATTCAGTTCTTAATAAAAAGCTAAAATTCTACGATAAGTCAGGGAAAGAAGTTGAAGAGCTAACCAAGCTTATGAAAAAGGAAGGGCGTGAGATCATTCGTAAAATAATGGAATCAGTCTTTTGGGGGATATCCGGGATTGAGTTTAAAATCGGTGAAAAGCTAGCATTTGAGGAAATCGAAAGAAAGCACATCAAACCTGAAAAAGGCATCATTACAAAAAGTCAATACGGCATGACTGCTGAAAGTGGTTTTATCATTGATGAAATGCCTTTTATTTGGGTTATTGGCAAAAAGAAAGATTTAGGAAAACTCCTTGCATGCTCGATGTATGCGATTTACAAAAGGGGCAACTTTGGAGATTGGGCTCAATATGTTGAAATTTTCGGTCAGCCTGTTAGAATTTTGGAATATGACGCTTACGATACCAAGACTAAACAGGAGTTAAAAGAGATGCTGGATAAAGCTGGAAACTCGCTTGCTATGATGATTCCTAAACAAGCATCTTTCCAAATGCTTGACGGGAAACACAGCAACGGAGACGGGAAACTGCAATTATCATTTAAAGATGCCTGTAATCAGGAAATGGCGATTCGTATTCTTGGAAACACAGAAACAACTTCAAGCTCTACGAGTTCCGGATACGCGCAATCTAAAGAACATGGGGAACAACAGGACGAAATAACAGCCTCTGACCTTATCATGGTTGAGAACCTATTAAATTCTGATAAGTTCTTTTCTATCCTAAAATCATACGGTTATGATGTTGAAGGTGGAAACTTTGCCTATGAATTAGAACTAAACTTAGCAAAATTAAAGCTGCGTTTAGAAATTGACATGCTGGTATCTACAAAGGTTCCTATCGGGGATGATTACTGGTATGAGACTTATGGAATCGCAAAGCCTGACAATTACGAAGAGCTAAAAAAGAAAATGGACGAACAAGTAGCTTTAGCTTTAGGTGTTAAACGGGAACTGATAGAAAATGATCAAAAGCCAAAAGAGGAAAAAAAAGATCCTGATATCGAAGATGAAAACGAAGACCTTATCGACTTATCAAAACCAAAGCTATTAGACAAATTCTTTACAAAGCTTGCCGATTTTTTCGACCGAGCCCGACCATAGTCGGGCAATTAAATAACCTATACAGCCATCAATGTAACATTTGTGGAGGGTTTATAGAAAACCTCGCAGATACGAACGATAAATGGGATGATATTTACAGAGAAATTGCCCGTGAGCTATTAGAAAACCAAGGTGTTTTAATCAATGCTGATTTACACCTTAAAACAGCCGAAAAACTGATTTCCGCCATAAATAAAGGAATTGGAAATGGAGATATTTCTACAGATGGAGGTAACCTGGTTGAAAAGCTAAAACAAAACATCTATTCATTTAGTGCTGCCAAATCCTTCACCCAAATGATGTACTACAGAGATATGATGATCGGGGATGATGGAAAAATACTTGGAAAGGATTCTTTTATTAAAAAGATTGCTGATACTGGCGAAATATTTAATAAAAAGTTCTTGGAGTCTGAGTATGAAAATGCCTATTACTCATCTATTATGGCTGATAAATGGGATAGGTTCGGAGACGATGAGTATTTACAATATTCTACCGTTGGAGATAGCAACGTAAGACCTTCGCACGCTGCATTAGATAAATATACAGCTCCAAAAAACGCAACGTTTTGGATCACTAATTATCCTCCCAATGGTTGGAACTGTAGATGTACGGTAATTCCGGGAAAAGATAATTATCAAAATAGATTAACCGAAAGAGAGGCGGGTAATCAGCTTAAATCAGAAAACAGAGATACTCCTTTTTATAATAATGTTGGAGAATCCAAATTGATATTTAAAGATAATCACCCTTATTTTATCAACTCAAAAGGAAAGGAAACTAACCTCAGTTGGGAACAGTACGGAATGCCTGATTTGAAAAAAATCAGAGCTGAAGAACTGCCAGCCTATAAAGTGACTACAAAAGAAGATTATCTAAAATGGTGGGATAAACAAAAAAAGGTTTCAGGTGATGATATTGCGATAAAAGATGTTTTAGGAAATAAAATCATTTTGGAAAGTGCTGTTGACAAAAAAGGCAGGGAAACAGATTACTTTAAAAGCCATATCATAAGAAAAGAAGCCGATAATAGACATGAATATGCTACTGAAGTTATTAAGGTTTTAAGAAACCCGGATGAAGTCTGGATGAACCCAAAAGATAAGAATACTAAAGTCTATCTGAAGTATTACGAAAACGGCACATTAAAATTAATTGTCAATGAAAACAACAAAGCCGAAACAATGTTTTTAATTGAAAAGGGGGATAAATCGGAGCTTAATAAATTGGGTGAAGCACGTAAAGGAATCTTAATGCACAGATAACAAAAAAACGAACCGTAAAAGGTTCGTTTCTATCAATATGTACAAGGAAAATGACTCATCTGTTTAGGAAGCTCACATCCGGCACTCACATTGACAAAACAAATATACAAACTTTTTTTAATATATGACACCACTGGAACTTAGCGCGTTAATAGATAGGAAAGCAAGAGCTTTAAAAGCCTATGCTATGACTCAATTTCCCTCAAAAGCGGGTAATATCGCACTACGCTTTGTAAATGGTAATTTCCGAGCACAAGGCTTTCAAGGAACCTCCTTTAAAAAATGGAAAAGTAAAAAGAAAGGGGGAACCATTCTAGTAAAGAGCGGAAAATTAAGAGCGGGCACATACTACACCACCCAACCCGGACAGTTTACCATAAAAAATGATTTACCCTATGCAAAAGTACACAATGAGGGATTTAAGGGGCAAATGAGCGTGAAAGGACATTCCCGGAATAAATACTCAAAAACGAAAGTAGGAACAGGAAAATTTACAAAAACTGGAAAAGAACGTACTAGAACTATGACAATGAAAACTGGACAAAGTGGAGTGAAAGGACATTCAAGGACGGTAAATATGCCACAAAGGCAATTCATACCAACGACAAAAAGTCCAAGCCCTGTATTAAATAAAGCCATCCTGAGAGAGGTAGTAAAAGATATAGACCAAATAATGAAATAATATGGAAGAATACTTTTTTTCACAAATACTTTTAGACCTATATGATAGGATTTCAACAGAAGTTCCTGAGATCAAATATATAGATCAGGATTTAGGACAGCTAGGACAAACAGACGACAATGAAAGACCGCCGATTTCATCACCTGCAGTTCTTATAGACTTTCCGAATTCGGACTATTCTGAATTAGCAGCAGGAGCACAAATTGGAGCGGTTTCAATAACTTTTCAATTAGCCTTTGAAACTTATAGTCAAACATGGCACAAAGCACCAAGAGAAGTTATTGAAAAAGGATTGGATTATCTTAAAATTGAGCAAAAGCTTCATAAATGTTTGCAAAAATGGCATTTAGAGTACTTTACACCATTAATAAGAACGAATGTGAAAAGTCAGAATAATAATGATATTGGGCTAAGGGTTCGACAGCTTACCTACAGCACATCTTATGAAGACTACACGCCTATTGATGAAGAATTCAAAGAAATTGAATTTTCGTTTAAAGGGGATATAATTACTAATTAAATAATGATAATTGGTGCTCGTTTTCAGCTTGAGGAAAAACCATCCCTTTTATGTTCATCCACTGGCGATAAGAAATGAAAATATTATGCTGAGGGAAATAGTTATTTAGAATTCTTGTGTCTGGCACGTCCTGATGCTTATACTGGTTATAAACCGATATAATATACTTCGCTCTTTTTATATAATTTCTACGATTATATGCCATTACTGGGACAAAAGTACAATTGAAAAATATACAAGTCAAGCTGGCGTTAATAGGCATAAAAAAAACCGCATTACTGCGGTTTTTTCATTTACTTTAATTCCGGTTTTTTTTCAAACTCAGATAAAGCGATACTTTTTAAAGTATTCAGTGAAGAGGGGTCCTCACCGTTTTTCAAAGCATATGTTTCAAATAGCGGATAATCCCGGGGGCAATCGCTTATTTCTAAAGTAATAACAGTGTACCCTTTTTTTTCAAGGGCTTTCTGAATTTCTTCTATAGTATACCAGTGACAATTTATTTTTACCATTTTCTGCGGTTTTTGTATGCTCGTTGATTCGGATTTACAGAATGTTTACTTTTGACATCTTCCTTTATTGCTTCAGTAAGTTCTACTGTACGGGAACTTACAGTAGCCAAAGATTCAGCCAATTCTGCTATTTTCTGCTTACCACTTCTTATCTGAGCAGGAACGCTTTGAAGGTATATTTGCAGCTTGACAAGATCCTCATACGTTAATTTTTCGCGAGTAACTGAATTATATTCTTCGACTGCTTCATTTAATTTCAAATCTCTATCCATTGGATTTCCTTTTTTTAGGTTGTTTTTTTCGTTTTTCAATTTCAGCAGATAAAATATTGTAAACTTCAGGATGTGAATATTTAGAGGTATTATCAAACATTGTCTTTAGACGCTCCTCGGTCATTTTCGTTGCAACTTCCGGTAAAGTTGAAAGATAAGTGTCATAATCAAACAAGGGGTTATCTGATCTTAACACACCAACATTTCTACTTACTGTAGCTACTTTGATACCTCTTGACAAACGTTCAAGATATTCCTTTGCTTTCTCATCCGGAACATGATTTTTAACTGATTCATTTTCCTGTCTGTCCCTGACATTTCTCTCATTCTGGATAGCGTCCTCACGGGCCTGAATTTTGAGGTCAAAATATTTCGGGAGCCATCCAAGTATTACAATCGAATCAAGGCGATAAAAGTCCCCAAATTCTCCCGATCTGGCCATTTTAAAGAATAACATAATATCTTCCAGACTTTCACTTGAAAAACGTTCATAAAGGTCAGAAGAAAGAGTGATCATTTGGTCTTCATTCATTTTCTTACCTACATTGACTATTTCATTAAATCTCTTTACAATAAGAAAAATTGATTTTATGACCTCCTTTTCATTTTTTTTGTGATTGACAAGCAATGCCCCGGATAAACATTTCTCTACGGTTAAAGTTCGCTCTATACTTACCAGCTCTAATTTATCATCCTTTGTCAAACATTGCATCAATTTTTGAGAATGCGCTGGTAGTGCTGGTTTCTGTGTTGACTTTATTAATTTCGGCGAAGTGTTCTGCATACATCTGAGGATTTTCTTTTACATTGATTACCTGATTAATGTATTTATCAAAGTTCGACTCTCTAAAAATCGTTACCGGATTAAGATGTACGCTCATTGTTGCGTTTTTCTTCCATTCGATGGTTTTTAGTTGGATAACTTCCTGTATATCATTGAGAGAGTAGCCTTCTTTTAATACTCGTTTTATTCCCGCTAAATTGGCTTTTCCCGGGCGGTGTCGGTGTCCTGTGATCTGATTAAAAAGATTAAGGATTTCTATTTCCGGTGTAATCGTCTCTGTCATAATTTATTCGATTTATAATTTCTACATAAATTTCAGAATTGGCTGGGTTTCTCCATGCGCCTTCAGTTTTTATCACTGCATCAAATCTTACTCCCCTTATTATATGTAAACTACTTACATAAGTGAAAATTTCCGATGCTTGTTTATTCGCAAAACTTTCTTTTTTAAAATCGTTGAAGTCTTGTGCACTTGCTGCTAAAACTGCTATTCTCATTATTGCTCTTTTTCGTAATACACTTTATAAAATAAACCTCCTTCATCCTGTCCCTGATGTAATTTGCTTTTATCACCATGTACATAAATGTGAAAGTTTTTATCCAGCTTAATAATGCCCTTAAAATGCTTTTGAGTATTCTTTACAGCAGCTGGACTTATTGGAAATTCTTCTGCGATATTGATCTGCATATCCATCTCATAATCTGTCTTAAAGTTGACAAAGCTTTCAATCACATTTTCATCACCCAGTACTTCATTAGAAAATTCATCCATTTTAAACTCCTCTTTTTCTTTAAAAAACTTGATAGATTTGTTTAAAAAGTCTGCCTGATCAGCTTTCGACACTTCAAATTCGACAGGAAGTTGCTTGGTGATATAATCTTTATAAACCATTAACGCTTTCTGAGTATGGAAATACTCATCATCACGCTGCTTTACTTTCAGGAAATCCTCAAACCAATAATACATATCTCCATTTTTATTATTATCGACAACCGAAAGGACATACCCGGTTTCTTTATCCTTATTATATATTAAGGCTGCTTTATCGATCTTTGTCAAACTGATTCCTTTGTCTACTTCAAGAGGATCATTTGCATTTGGAAATATTTTTAAAAATGACTCTCTTTTTTCCGTTTTAAAAATTCCGACCTTATCAACATTATCTCCCTCAGCAGGAAAATAAACTACAAATAATTCTCCTCCCTGAACTCTGGGATTTTCAGCTGCATCATAAAGATGTCTACCCAAATTTTTAGACCAGGCAATTAAATCTGTATTGTTCTCAAAAATGCCTGAAACAATTTTGTAAACAGTATTATTTTCCAGATAAGAATCACTATAAAAATTAAATGTTTCTTCAGACTTGAAAGAGCCTAAAAAAAAACTCTCAATCAGATCAGCTTTATTTTCGTCTAAACAAAGAAGTTCATCCGAAAAACCAATACCTTCACCATTGATTTTATTACCTATTTTATGTACTATAATATTCATGTTAAATTTTAATTTAGATTTATTTTTTTTGATGACTCATTCCACCATGATTTTGTAAATGCGTTTTTTGCACTTTTTGCGTTATTGCTTCCAAAAGCACATAATTGCTGGTGAAGCTCTTTAAGTTCCTTAATTGAATGTGCATTTAAATGCTTTTTAAACTTGCTTTTTTGATGCATCCATTCGTTAAACTCAAAAAAAGAATTTGGCTTCTTTATTTTTAAATTTTCGGCTTTTGCTAAAATTTTAGACCGCCATTCCTTTTTAATCAATACTTCTTGTAAAGCATTATGCTCTCTTTCCAGATTAACAGAAGGGTTATGCACAGCCAAAAGGCTTGAAGCTTCGAGTTCTGTAAGTTCGTCTATCAGTGTTGTTCTATGCCCGGTATATCCACTGATTTCTATTGCAACGTCTACCGGAGTACGATTTGCAAAAATTTGTTTTAATTCTTCCTTTGGGTTCATAGTATTAATGTGTATTATTTATTTCCACTTATTATTAACCAGATTAAAATCACGCCCGGCATGATGGGAAAACATTGAGAAAATACGGGTCTCTGTTACTTTTATAAGAGATATAAAATAATGACGGGTTTCAAATAAATCATTTGTTTCACCGAGGTAAAAGACCATCTCATTTGCAATCATTCCGACATACATTGCAGGGTTTATATCAAAATATCCTAAAAGTGTAGTTTCTTCTTTTGGATATATCGTTTCACCTCCAATAGATACAGGAATAGAGTCAACGAAACAATTAACGTCTATACTTTTAGGGACTACATATCCCATTCCAAGGTTATTAGAATATATTACACTAAATTCTTTCATAGTCCTATCTGTTTTAATGCGGAGGGGGTTAATTCAATTTCAAACACTGTCAAACTTTCAATATCAGGGAATATATTTTCCCATTTTGCCCCGATTGCCTTTGAACACCTCATAATTATCCAACCATTTTTCCTAATTGCAAAAGAACCAAGACCGATGTCTTTTATTTCAAATCCTTCAAACAAAACTCTTTCTTTGGCTTTCCAATATTTAATGCACTCTGGTTTTTCTTTATATTCAGGATCAGCAAAAGTAAAATAAGGCTGTTTTTCAATCATTTTTTCTTCTTCATCGCACGGCACAAACATTCCAAGGGTTAAAGGTTGTTTAAGGAATTTAGCATATTTAAAAATTTGTTGCGTAAGCTTTCCCGTCTCAACAATTGTATCATTCATATGGAACTCAACATTTTCTTTCTGTTGCAGCACAAAGTCTGTCATTGATATTAGTTTCATAATTTCCAGTTTTCTAAATCAGCATCGAATTCTTCCTTTGGGTTCATTTCTTTAATTAATTAATTTGCCTGAATTTAAATTTTCAAGAAAGTGATTTGCATCTTTTCCAAAAAAATCAGTCACTTTCTCTATCATTATAATTAATCCAGTTTCTACCTTTTTAAAGAAGTCATGAGCTTCAGTAGTATAAATTATCTTTTCCCAATCGTAAAGCCCTAAACTTCCCTGTTCCTGTTCAAGCCTATGTCCACCTTGTCTATGGCCCTCATCTGGATTCTTACTTTTTTCATATGGACCTGTACTGATAAACGCCTCTTCACCTATCATAATACGATACATAATTCTATATTCTATACCCAAAGCCAAAGAAGGAGCATGAAATAAATCGGATTTACCATTTCCGTTACTTTTGAGCTTATAGGCAATTATTTTCGTTTCAGTGATTTGCTGATCATAAAACTCTGTATAAATCTCTCTAGCAAGCTTGACACACTCATCATAACTATTTGCTGATATTTGACCTGAGTGATGATAACTTCGGTAAGTTTCTAATCGATCCCGCTTATTCCCATAATATTTTGTAACCTCTTCAGGCATCCCGGTCGCTATGAATAATTTAGTCTTCGTATAGAACTTAATTTCTGAGAAAATCTCTTTTCCTGACCCTTTATGAAATATTCTTTCTGTTCCAACTTTCGCCATAATTCTTATTTTAAAAGTTTCCAGTTTTCTAAATCTGAATGATGAACCATTCTCACAGTTTCGTCATTAAGATTGCCATGATTTTTTAACAGTTTTTCACGTTTTTCAGAAAGAAGGTAATTCCCAAAAGAAACAAGGTCTTTTTCTGTAAACACCTTCTCTTTTTCAGGCCTAAAGATTAAGCATATACCTGCTCCTGATCTCTTTACATATGTAAGCCCCTGCTCGATATATTCTTTTAATTCAGAAACATGAATTGAATCGTTAATTACTTTTTTTGTTTCCATAAAATGATTATTTAAAAATTGTTATTGTTGATTGTTATTTTGTTTTACGATTTTAATTGTTGTATTCTTCTTTACAGTAGCCGAAAATATAACAGCACCCGCCAAAATCCCAGTCAAAAACCCTAATAGAAAAGCGGCTGATAAAAGAAATACCAATAGTTCAAAAGGCTCCATCAGTACGAAAAGTTTAGATTAATACCTTCCCATTCGTTACGCTCATTTTTCTTGAAAAAAGAAATATAATCCTTGCTGAGATTAAAACTGTAGCTTTCTTTAAGTAATCGGATACCCTCACGCCAGTTTAGATCGTTAAATCGGTCTTCCATACTATATAATTTCTGAACTAACTGAATATCTAACGCCCCGTTTTTTCTTTCCAGAAGTGACATTATTAAATCTTTTGTGTCTTGATCACCATGATATTTAGAGTTTAAAAAATCAATAATATGTTTTACTGCCTGATGTGATCTTTCATCAAAATCTCCTTTCCCCTGTCTTTTAAATTGAATTTTATAATTAGCATCTTCGATTTTAAAGTTTCCTTTACCATCGTTATGCCTTTTACTATAATCCTTTAACAGCTCAAATAAGGTTCCCAAATCAGCAAATGCTTTGGTTTTGAAATTCATTAAATTATCAGAGAGCTGTTCGGCAAAAGGAGCTAAATCAGTAATTACTGTTTTTTTTAAGCTTTCATATTGCCCCCGCTTCAATTCTCTTTCATTTGATTCCTCCTGTTTTCTTTTATTCAGTTCAGCTTCGAGTTCTTCAGTCGTAAGAACCTGCAATTTGTTTGTTGAGTTCATAATTGTATTATTTATATTTTAATTGTAATAAGTCATTTTTATATTGTGGGTAAAGCTTCAGGTAATCTTCATCTACAAACCAGCAATCATATTCCGGATGAAAGAAATAAAGAAGGCGATCCTGTCCGTATTTCATTTGTGGAGGCTCCCAGTTTTTGGATGCTATCCAGATAAAGGCAGCTAAAACTTTTTGCGAATGGTTATCTCCATCTTTTGAATGATGTATTTGCGTTCTGTCTTGCCAGCTTAGAAAGTTTATAAGGCTATCAAGTTGTAAAACCTTTTTTAATGTTGTGATATCCATAAGCTATCCGGCTTTAGTCCAGTACTTTTCTGCTCCTTCATCCCAAATTGTCAAACCATCTGCATAATACTTTCCGAGGTAACGGCCTTTTGAAAAAGCTTTGAATCCTTCCACCCAGATTTTAAGGTCAGCATCGTACTGAATTCTTACTGCTGTTTTTCCGAGGGGTTTACTTCCATCCATCTGGGAATTCCAAATGAATAGCTTATCTGGAAACGTTTCTTTAAGGTCCAGATACTGCTCAAAGGTCATCCCAGTATACTGCCAGCTATCTGTAATAATAAATCGTGGAGATTTTCGCTTTTTAAGCCTTATTTTAAGTTCTTCGTGCTTTTCCTTGATTAATTGTATTTTACGGCCACAATCAGAAACATTATGGCGTTTCCAAGCTTTTTGCATTGTTCTGGAAGTTCCTTCTTCCAGTGAGTTAAATAGAACATTACCGAAAGGCGATAAAGCTTTCGCCAGTTCTAACATAAAGGATGTTTTACCATTGCCGGAATTGCCGGAGATAAACCAAGAACCGGAAGCCTCGGGCTCATCGAAATTGTCATACCATTCGCCATCCCACGTAATCAAATCGTATTTTGTCGCTAAAAGGTCTGTTGATGATATGGCTTTTTTCATTGTTTTGGTTTATTTAAAATTGTTCTGACTAAGTTTTCTGTAAGGGCTTCGCCCATTCTTTCCGCTTCCCTCATGGCAGGTAGTAAAGCGTCATGAAGCTCACCGTAATTTTCACATTCATCCTGAAGGAATCTCTTCAGATCCTTATCTGCGATACTGGTTAAAAATTCTTTAAATCTGGTGTCAATAGGTCTTAAATGACGAATTCCATATTTTACACGACGGTAAAACTGAGGCATTCCCGGAGCATTTTTATTTTTAAGCTTCTCAATTTTTGTTAAAAGCTGGTTAGTTCCGATCATGATCAAAGCACATTTGCCATATAAGTGATCATGCATTTCTTTTATATTTGCCAGTGTGGCTTGTTTCAGGTACTCAGATTCATCCCAAACTATCATTGGGTCCCTACCATCCAATTTTAATTTTATAATGTGTTTTGTGATATCCCTGAGCTTTTTTGATGGAGAACCAACGAGAGGAATTCGCATTGACTGCCCTAACTTATCCAATAGATCAGTAATATTATCTAATGAGCCTACTGTCACTTTAAAAATATCTTTAGGATTCTGTTTCATAAAAATATCAGTACAGTAAGTCTTCCCTGATCCCGTTTCCCCTATAATTATATTGGTATATCCATGTTTTTTTGCATCGGCTAGATAAGTAATCATTTGTGTAAACTGGGGTGTTTGTCGGGGCGTCCATGCTAATTTGTTTTCAGGGTCATAATCGATAGCCTCACAGATCATTCTAAAGTATCTATCATCAATTTCCACATCTCGGCCACCTGTACTGATGAAATAGATGTTTTTTCTCATATATGATAAATAGTTCGCGGGTACATTTGATTTTGCCGAAAAATCATTCGCAGTGTATTCATTATCAGTTAACCATTGATTAAGTACTGATATTATGTTATCTTTTGTAGTATTATTCATTTTCTAAGTATTTACTGAAGTCCATTTTATTATTGAAATATTCCATTTGGTCATCTTCCCAGTTTCGCTGCTCCTGTTTTTCAATTTTTTTGTTTTGTTTTTCAAGCAGTTTTTTTCCTGTATCAATTCGTTTTGCGTTACGCTGGTCTTTATGCTGACCCCTGCTATCCACAATGAGTAATTTTGCGAGTGTATTATCTAATTCTGGGTTCTGGGTGAACATTTGATTTATAGTTCTACTATCTTCCGCCTGAGTTTCCAGTACTAATGTTTTCGCATCTTTATTGAAGTCCCAAACTTTTTTCAATTCATCACTGTCTCCTTCTTTTCTGTCATACAATGCCATAGGCTGTAGATATTTTTGGGTAAGAATAAAGCTGATATTTTTCTCTTTATTGTAAGCTAAGACCTCCTGTAAGTTGTCACTGTCATATTTTATAGTCCAATCAAGATGCGCATACATTCTAAAATTAATATCGAAGCTGTCATACTCTAATTTCCGCCCGTTAATAGCGACATGTAACCCATTATGACTTACTTTATTTGTGAATCCTGTAGTTTCACCGAAGTGTAGCAGATATTCATTCTGAGTAACAAACTTTTTAACATTCTGAGGAATATCTGTATAGGCTTTTATAAATTCAGCTCTTAATTTTTCACGCTCCAATTCAATCATTCTTATAAGCTGTATCGCACAACCTTCTTGATCTGGAAAAGAATGTCTGATTTTATTTAAGTACTCTTCATTGGGCTGAACCTTTGATTTTACACCCTGACCGCTCCAATTAGGTGCTAGTTGACAGTATTTTTTATTAAAATATTTAAACCAGGGCTCGATCACTTTTGTCTTTGAGTTTTTCGCTTTTGCTGGTGTAAATTTCTTTGATACCATTTCGTAAAATGGAGTCAATTTTTTAATTGAATATCTATCAGACTGAATTTGTAGTACTTTATGCTTTGCTCCAAACAGTTCTTCCGTATGTTTAACTGCATTCGCAAGGGCTTTAGTAATAAGTTCGGGGTTTTCATGAGTTCCTATTGCATATCCAATAGGATATTTATTAAATGGATCTAAAACAACAACGATGGTCAAACGGTTATGATAAGTAGTTTCATTCGTTCCATCTAAATTCGTTCTGGTCTTTTGATACAATAATTCAACATCCCAACCATCAACTGTCCAATAAGCCATCGGTATTGATGGGGCAGCCCTTTTTATATGCATCGCTATTTTTTCATCGAAGCCCTTTTCTCCTTTAGTTCCTGCCATAACCTGGAAATTCCACTTTTTACGGTAATTACCGATTGTTGATGCCGAGAGCTCAGGAAACTTTTGGAGCTTTGCAACAGAATTATATACCATTGCTATTTGTTCATTATCAAAAGTCCTGTGATCCCTCAAAAGAGTTCTTAAAAGTGCTTCCTGATCAGTATCCTTTACTTTGGATGCTTTATTATTTCCGAAATTTTCAGATATCAGCGAACTATAACCATCTTTTTTGAAATCCTCCAGTTTCTCTTTTAGCCTTCTGGATGATTTTGGTAAACTATGGCCAATTTGTTCTTTTACATCTGTAACAGCGGCAGCTGCATCATTCCATATTTCTGTTAACCCTCTTCTACCATTACGGCTCTTTACAAAGGCTAACGTTTCCTTAATGAACATTTCCACAGCCTGAAGCATTTGAGCGTTTTTTACGTACTCTTCCTGCTTTTCTGGGGCTAGTGTCCGATACTCATCTAGTAAGTAATAAGCAAAGAAGTCGACAGCCTCATAATCATCCTTATAATAATTCAATACTAAATTTTGTGTATTCTTTTTAGGAGGAACTCCTAATTTTTTAACAACCTGAATTCTGAATCTTTCTGGAATACTGTCAAATTCTACCTGTGCCTTATTTCCAAGACCACCGCCAGTGATAATCCTATTAATCTTTCCCCGACTACAAAGTTTCTTATAATTGTCTTCTGACATTATTTCGCAGTCCTCATACAAGATAGTAGCCGGAATAGTTACAGTATTATGATAGAATTTATACATATTTAAAGCCTTTTTAAAGTGTATATATGGCAACAACTTTGACAAGTTTTGCTTTTATCTTATCTGTAGTTTTATTAATACTACTGCATCCCGATGTAAACTTCATTTTAATTGATTTTTAAAGGTTTTGAATATTTTGAACTTTCCAAACAACACCCACTCATAGGTTATTATATTATCTGAGAAAAGAGTATTAATTGCAGAAGGCCGGCATTTAATAATTTTGTGAACTAATTTTTTAATTACTCTCATTGTTTTAATAATTTTTTTCGATTATCAATTACTTCCTCAAGCGCCTTCACTGCTTTGAAATGATTTTTGGAGTAGACTCTTAAAAATGCTTTTTCTACAGATTGTTGCCTTTCTTTTGGTATTTCCATTATTTCAGCGACCAGTCCCCAATCACCACGACGTTTCTGTGAAAGCAAATCATATAACTTGTTTAAATGTTCTTTTTCTTCTTCATTCTGAGGGGTAAAAAAGATCTTTTGATTATTGCTTGCTTTCTTTGTTTTTACGGTTTCTCTCAT